CACGCAGACCTTGATTAACACCTAACGGTTGGAATACTCCTGTTTCGGCATCTAGATAACCAATCTGTAGTGCATTATCTACAACACCGCGACGTAGACCAGCTGGTGCAAACCATGGATAAGCAACACTATCACTACGGATAATAGTGCGTAACATCATGTGACTTGGTGCTGTAACTACAACATTACCTGACAAATCAGTTGTTGTGCAACTAGGGTAGAAAGCCGCAGAGTATGCATCACCTGTAGCCAAGTTACCATCGCCAAATGGTTGTCCTAGGCCATTGTTATTAGTAGCCCATGCTACCACATCTGTTGGATCCAAACGCAACGGAGTATCAACAACACTAAACGCTGTATCGCCGCGATCATTGTTAAGCACTACCATTTCTGGTGCTAACTCTGGATACTGTGGGCAAGCAATCAAATTAAACTGTGCTTGTTGTTCACGTATCTGTGTGCTTGTATCAATTCCAGCACGTAATGCCTTAACAATCAAAGCACGCTGAGCATGGCGACCCATATTAGGACTGCCGTCTTCACGGTTGCCACTGGCTGTTATCCAGGTGTTAGTTTGATCTGGCAATGTGTCTGGATAAGGGAACGACGTTGCATTGAAATAATTAACAGCAAATGATTTGACGTTAAATCCACTGCGACGGGTGTTCCATAACAACATACCATCTGGATATAGTTCTGGATTAGGTGCGTCAAGATCCACATAGTTGCTGGTGATCAAGGGCTGGCTACCAGTAGCAATTGGCGGAATTGGATCAGTAATAGGATTGGTAGTGCCGTTAGATGCCCAACGAGCATCTGCAAACAAAATACCGTTAATTGTAGTTTGATCTGTGTTATTGATTGTAACCCACTGATCTTGGCCATTTACATTTTCCCAACGACTGATCACAGGATAGTTTTCTAAATCTGCAGTATTAATCCACAAATCACCATATACCAATGGACTTTGTGAGGCATTAGTTTGTGTAGTTGGTGCTGTGGCGCTGAAAATAGGACCAGCAGCATTGGTCATGGTCAGGTTGTATCCACGAACATCGTTGGAAACATTTTGATAACCCATCCATGAACCATTGTTTTGAATCATAATGTCTGCTGTAGTAGCATCGCTGTAATACCAAAGAGTGCCGTTGGCAGGATCTACATCTGGAGCAACAGGAGAGGATGTATAATAGAATAACGGAGAAGTTACCCAGTTACTAAAAATAAGTCCAGAACCATCTACATCTTTTCTGCGTATGCCAGGAACTGATGTAGAAAAACCAGCTGTTGCCAGTGGTGTATGAGTGCCGTCAACTACATAGATGTCTCCGCCGGTGGCGTGTGTAAACACAATTGCTCCAATGCTATCGACAGTTGCACTTACATTTTCAACTCCTGCGGCACTAACTGCAGCTACAAAATCACCAACACTGGTTCCATTGATAGTAACTGTTACAGGTGTAGTTACTGTGGCAGTTTCTGGTTCAGTGGCCGATATAGTAAATGTTGATCCAGTTGTAAATGCAGGATTAGGCAACGAACCTGTAACTACAGTTGGTCCTGCTGCGACTCGTTCGAGAATTAAAACTCCACCTGTTTTATTGTTGTAGGGGTCAATTTGAGCATAGGTTGTTCCGGGTGGAATACTTTGGCCACCTGTTGAAGGATCTAATCCATAAAGAGCAGCAGCGTCAGTGGCATACACCGGACAACTTTGTAATACAAAAGTTCCTAGATTAGAGTTATATTTTTTAACTTCTAGCAACATTCCTTGATTAACATAATTTGTTTGCTGGAATATACTACCAGTTGGTTCTGGTTGTGTATCTGTGGTGCGCCATCTTGGTGCTTGATAATTGGCACCAGAAAAATAAGCAGGAGCTGCATATTGATTTGATACAATACCCAATGCTGACAATAAACCTGCAGTTCCGTTTACTGAAATAACACCGGTTCCTTCTGTGCTACCATCATTGGTTGCTGTGGCGTCGGCATATAAATTTAATTTTCCGCCAATATTGGCAGCGTAAATGCCGTCGTTGTTAAGGTTATTATTGATGTCAGTAACTAATTGCGTGACTGTGTTATTTGGAGATGCCGCAACGGTAATTGTATGGCCATTGAGTATTAACGAATTGCCGGCAGTCAATGACGTTGGTGCAAGTGTTCCCTGAACTGTGGGCCAAGATGTTTTCCATTCATTGCTACCAATTAATACCCAGGTATTGTATAATTCATCGGCACTGGCACCTTCCTGTAACCAGGCCGGTGCTTGGGCACTAGTAGGACCACCGCGTTTGTAATAAATTGGATTGTAAATAGTTGTTGCAACTACAGCATAATCACCAATATTACCATAACTAGGCAATGGAATAGTTGTATCGGTTTCCAAATAAAATGTATCAGTAATTACACTAACTGGTTTAGTTGTAAATGAAGAGGTGGTTTGATTCCACTGATTAATTCCCCAAGCAGAATTAGTAGTATCCAACCAGTATGTTCCGTTAGCCGGAGCACCCACTGGGCGATTTAATGTAGCAGTAAGCGCAGCCAAATCAATGTCTGCACGTTGGACATAAGCAATGTTGGTTACGCCTAATGCAGAGTAAGCGGCTAATAATCCATATTCGTTAAGCTCGTATCCGTTAATTGGAGTTCCGCTAGTAGTATTGTAGAAGAATGGAACACCAAATGTTGATAACAAATCTCGTTGACTGGTCATTAAATATAACTGGTTGGCATTAGCAGCCAATGTTCCTGGGGCAATTCCAGTTCCTGCGCCTGAAATTTTATTCTCAGCTGTTACCAATAAGATATATGGTACTGAGCTAGCAGCAGCGGGTGTGTAATTACTTTGGTCAATTACACTGACTTGTACACCTGGGGATAGTAAGGCCATAACAAATTCCTTTTTATTAATATAGATATTTATTGAAAAAGGCAAAAAGAATGGTGTATTAAGTCCCTTTGGCAAAGGTTTTGATTAAATATCTGCATGAATCGTCCCCAGTGTCCTGCTTGCAACCAGAGATTATGTGCTATAAACTATGTTCTAAACGGAATAACGCACTATCGAAGTCGGTGTGAATATTGTATCAAAAGATCTCGTCGCATAAAACCGCCCGAGCCTAGATGGCAGGCCACTGGTTATAAGAAAAAAGCCACCTGCGATCGCTGTGGCTTTCGTTCTAAATATTCGGCACAACTAATGGTTTATCATATTGATGGAAATCTTAACAATAATGCTTTAAGAAATTTAAAAACTGTTTGTCAAAATTGTGCTGTTGAAATCAAGAAACAGGACTTGTCTTGGAAGCCTGGAGATCTTGAACCAGATCTTTGACCTGAGCAAACAATGGGTCAAGTCCGTCGGCGTTGTTGTCAATGATAGCATCAAACTTTGTGCCAATCCAAGCCCATTCGCTAGGATGAACTCCTAGATTCGCTAGCATTTCCTTTGCAATTTGTTCACCACTGTTCGCGTTAACAGCTAAATGATACCAGTCAGGCTCGGGACCGCGGACGACCCGTATTACAGTGCCACCGGCATTGCGGACTGCTTGAATTTCATTGGGGAAACGAACATCAGTAATAACAATATCGTTGTGTGCTTTGACCAGTTTGTTTTCAAGACTAGCGATCCAGGTGTCGTCGTGGAACGCTTTTCGAGCAACTTCTGTGCCCCATAATTGCAACACTAAACGTGGGGTTAGATTGGGCATGTTTAAACGATTGGCCCACCATGGATCTACTTGCTCACGCCAGGCACGGCTTTCTTTGGTGCGCCCTTCTAGTAATTCGCGGTCCCACCCAAATACTGCCGCTACAGCGTCTTTTAAAGTGGCCGCAAACGAATCACGCTTAAATCCATAGATGTTACATAGGTAGTCAGCAATGGTGTCTTTGCCACTGCCTTGAAATCCTGCAATTCCAACGATCATCTAATTTCCTTTACATTTAAATGCCGTAATGTGGCCTGTAGCATGTCAATCTGTCTACGGCAGTCTTCTAGCGCATGATGGCTGGTAGGAGGTTTAGGCAAGTCTGGCCACAAGCTGTAGATTGTTCTAGCATCGCGCACATTATAAAACTGCCAAGGCAAGCTCTTGCCATAGCTTTTATAGGCATGCTCCAGAATGTTCATGTCGTAAGTGGGACCATTGGCCCAGATAAACTTGTGTTGCCAGGCCAACTTGTATAGGCTGTCCAAAGCCACGTCTAGGTCCACACGACCTTCTTCCATAAAGGCTTCGGCCTGGGCTTCGGGTTGGGTAGCCCACCAGTCTATAGTGTCCTGCTGTATATTACGATCTGGTTGGCTTTCCAAAGTGATTCTGGCATAGTATTGACGATCGTAGTAGCCAGATCCAAATGGATCAAAGCTCTGTGCAGCAATGGTCAAAATGGTAGCATCCGGACCAGTGCCTAAACCTTCTATGTCAATCATTAATGAGCTCATGCTAAGAGTATAGCACAAGTCTGTAGGAAAATCTAGTGGACGTTAACCGATTACCCAGGAAAGAGGTTGCGATCCATCTACGTAGTTCTTAAGATCTTCAACCAATTTGTCCATTGCGGTTTGTGCTTCGGCCTTCATAGCAGTTCCGTTTAGGCTGCCGCCGCCTTGTGGTCCGGCTATTGTGGCAAATTTTTCACGAGCTTCGCCGATGATCAATTTGCAATTGGCTACCATGTAGTCGCGGATCCATTGCCGAATTTGGAAATCGCTGAGTAAATTGAATTCTGGCTTGAGATTATAGGTCCATAATAGCACACTTTCTCCAGTGCCTTTGGGATCGCGAATCAGCTGTAGTTTTTTGGTAACTGGATTCCAGGTATAGTTCATGTAGGCGCCAAACATGCGTCCGGCCTGTTCTACATACTGTGAGTAAAAGTCGTAGGTTGCAAGTCCGCCGGCCACGTTAAAGTTCATAAGATACACATTTAGTGATGCCTGACTAAATGGGTCAAAGTTGCTGGCAAATGGGCCAGTGGAATCACCAAAGGTTCTGCGGAAAATTTGTCTAACAGTGATAACTTCTTGAGGTAAATCATAGATATTAACGTTGGTAACCAACTCTAAAAAACTATAACTTTCTTCATAGGCGTTTTGTGCTCGCTGGCGATATACACCAATGGTTCGCTGATAAGCAGCTTCATAGTGCTCAGCATCCAGTTCAACGTCAATAATTTGATCGCCTAATTGTAGACGAACATAATCAATGAGATTTTGTTTTAAGGTTTCTAAGCTGGATTGATTTTCTAAGGCCATATGAACTCCGATTGCTAGTATTTAGCAACCTTAGAGTTGTTTAGCCAATAGCTCTGGATCATACAAAGGAACGGCACAAAATGTTAAGGTGTCTTTGGGTATTACCGCTGTTCTTTTACAAGCCACTACAGTTTCTAGATTGTAGTAGTTATAATCAGGATCTATGGGTTGTGTCCACTTTAATCCGGTTCCAATTCCGGTGCCTTCGCGAACGTCGTAATTAGGCTCAACTGTTCCGGCAAATTCGTGCCAATCTTGATTCCAATCCAACAAGTAAGGTAAAATTAAAATACGCCAACCCTTGGCCATACGTGCTCGCCAGGGCCAATGCAACAATCTCACTCGGTATTCATAGGGACTGTAGTCAATTTCGCCATTGGGTTCTGTCCATGGACCGCCGGGTTTGTTGGCCCAGTGTGTTCCATATAACATGTCCGGATGTAAACGACCGCGACTAAAATATGTGTCGTGCCCGGTTATGGTTTCAGGTAAAGGAATAGTATAGCCTGTTTTTGCCAGCCCACGAAACCCTAAGCAATTTCTTATAGTTTGCTGTTGAGCTATGTCAATTTCTTGTTTACGAGCCTTTTGATCTTTAAACCACTGCGGCATGTGGTTAAAGACTGAATCAGGGGCCGGGCAATTTAAATATTGTATTTTAGGGTCGTGGCAATATTCCCATGTTAGATAATCTGTTACTTGAATATCCTCCATTACCAAGCCCAAAGAATAACTAAATTTTCGTTTCCACGTCCGTTGTATTTTGTTTCTGTTGCTTTGATTTCAGCAAACGCTTTACGAGCCGCAGGCTTGCCACCTCCAGTGACTGCTTTAATTTGTTCTGCTGGTTTGCGAAGTGTTTTTTGCACGGTAGTCTGCGCATCAAATCCAACGATAGCACTACCTTTAATAGTAAACGTTCCAATGTGACTATCGGCCATGACATGTATTAGTTTACGTTTAGCTGTATCATATAACCACGCTTCGCTGGCGCTTACTAGTTTA